TGTGGGGGCTGGTGGTTCAGGTGGTTCTACCGGAAACGGCACCGCTGGTGGAAATTCCGTGTTTGGTTCGCTAACCGCGACTGGTGGTGGTTATGGCTCATATGATGGTTCAGCCGCTGGTGGTTCTGGCGGTGCTGGCGGTGGTGCAGGCTGGTATTACAACTCGCAATCCGGTGGTGGGTCTGGAACATCAAGCCAAGGCCGTCCTGGTTATGCTGCTGATACTGTTACGGCTATTAGCTCGGCTGGAGGTGGTGGCGGTGGCGATCCAACTTACACCGGTTCCCAAAGCGGTTCAACCGTAGGGAATAATGGTGGCAACGGTTTTCAGGCTATGTTCGATGCAACAGGAAGCACGACATATTACTCAGGTGGTGGAGGCGGTTTCAATAGTGGCGCTACAACTAGCTCTGGTGGTTTGGGTGGCGGTGGAACCGGAGGATATACTGTGGGAAGCCCCGGAACCCTAAATGGTGGAAATGCCACAAGTTATGGTGGTGGTGGCGGTGGTGGTGGTGCATTTTGGGGTGGCACAGGAGCAGGAACGGGCGGCAGCGGCTATCAGGGCATTGTTATGGTCTGGTATAGCGGTTCTCAGCGCGGAACAGGCGGGACCGTTTCAACCGTCAACGGCGGAACTTTGCATACTTTTACTTCTAGCGGAACATACTCACCGTAGTTTATGCTCCGACTATCATTTCAACCATTAACCGCTACAGAACCATGACCGAACAAGAAGCCATCACCATCATCGAGCAAATGCGTCGTCGCTTTCCCGGCAACGGGGAGGAGCATGATGCCATTCGTCGCGCCATCGAGACCATTGTCGAGGCGCTCAAGAAGAATCAAAACTGAGGAAAAAACCATGATGTTAGCATTTCTCTTTTCGATCGGCTTCATTCTCGGCTGGCTAACCCCGCGAGACGCCTTTCCGTGGATGCGGCAGCTCTCGGCCTGGTTCATGCGTAACCGGCATAATGATCGGCTCGCAACGGCTACGTTCTGCTTGGCGTGATGCCGGACCCTAAAACCTTGCCCAACCACTAACCCCCTGATTCGTCATGGCTAGTTCATACAACATCAACAACCTATACCCGAAGCCGGGTATCTTCAACAACACCCCCCTCACCGCCTCGGCCCTGACCGTGACGAGTTCGCCTGGACAGCTTGATGCTGCGTTCTTCAGCCAGAACGATCAGTTCACCCTGGTTTACCTGACGGTGAACAACCACCCGGTTTACGTCACCTTCGACGATTCCACCCCCTCCTCGTCCAACGGCCACTATTGGGATGCCAAGACGGATCATTGGCTTTCTCGGGCGGCGGCGAAGTCGGCCAAGTTTGTTCACTCTGGGGCGGATGCGGTTATCTTTGCTTCCCCGTTTGAGGTTTGAGTAGGCGGCTGTGGCGACAGCCTTACAGCTCCTTAGCAACCTTAGCAGTCCCGTCTCAATTCTGAAGGGCGGGACTGCCCTACAAACGCGCCCACGCGTCAACTTCATCGAAGGCAGCAACATCACGATTGCTGTCTCAGATGACTCGGCCAACTACAAGACGGACATCACGATAACCGCCTCTGGTGGGGGCGGCAGCGGAACGGGCACCGTCACAAGCGTTGATTTGTCGGGCGGGACAACGGGGATGACGTTCTCTGGTGGCCCCATCAGCACCTCGGGCACCATCACGATGGCAGGCACGCTGGAGGTGGCCAACGGCGGAACTGGCAGGACGACATTCACGGCGGGATACGTCAAAGCCAACGGCGCCACCGCCTTCACAAGCGTATCCAGCATACCCAGCACGGACATTTCAGGCGGTATTCCCACCAACATCGGGGGATTGCCCACGGGCGGGGCCAAGTACGCCTTACTAGGTAAAAACTCGACCACCAACTACGACACGGGCTGGTACGGCCCATACGTCGTAAACGTGAAGGACTACGGGGCTACCGGCGATGGGTCCACCAACGATACTACGGCCATCAACAACGCGATTGCCGCCCTGACAAACAACTCGTGCCTGTACTTCCCTCCGGGCCAGTACAACGTCACAGGGCTTAACAACCTGTCCAACCTGACAAACGTGGCGCTGTTGGGTGAAGCTGCGACCATTTACCAGACCACCCAGGCCAACAACATTCTGGTGGTGGACTACACTTGCAGCAAAATCATGGTGGATAACATCCGGTTTGGCGGCGCGGCCTCTAGCCGATTGAACGGCATCCACCTGCGTTTCCGGGCTTCGGATTCCATCATCAGCGATTGCACGTTTTACGGATCGTCAGATTTCGGGCTTTTCATCGGAGACCACAACCAGTCCACACCCACCAGGAACGTACAGGTTAGGAATTGCTACTTCCACGATACCAAGGGTGACGGCCTGCACATCAACAACGCGGAATACGTCATTGTATCTGACTGCGTTGCAAAGGACACGGGTGACGACTCGTTCGCCGCCGTTGGTTACGAGTCAAGGAGCAGCAAGCCCCGCTACCTCCAGTTTTTGAACTGCCAGGTTTACAACGCTGGGGCGCGTGGCTTTGCCATCCTGCTTTGCGATGACGTTCTGCTGTCGGGCTGCCAAGTTTTCACCTCACAGCTTTCTGGTGTTGAAGTGGGTGACGACGGCAACCATTCCGGCGTTTTCAATGAGCGCATCGTCATTCGGAGTTGCTCGATGACTGATTGCACTCAGACCACCGGTCCTTACGCCGCGTTTAACCTTTTGTTCGTCAACGGGGTGCAGATTCAGACTGTAACCGTCAAGAATCCAGCCACGGGATCGTGCGTGGGCGTGTACGACTTTACGGACGCCCAGATTCGAGACTGCGGTATTCAGGTCACTAGAGCTGGTTTCTGCCGTGGCCTCATTGCCATCGACGCCGCATCCCTCAATGGTCGAAGCCCAAGAGCCGCGTGGGGAAACCTGTTCATGAATGGCTACTCGTTCGATTTGCAGCAATCGGACAACAACGAGGCCATTTACGTTGCGCCGGCCAGCGGCATAACAATCGAAAACCTTGTTATTACCGATTCGGTTGGGTCACAGGTGCCAACCGGCAACTACATCTACTACAATCGAATCAACACCGCCGCCAAAATCGGGAACAACGTCTGCTTGCAAACCAGAACCATTTCTGGTGGTGGAAGTGGCGTAACGGCAACAACTTTCAACAATAACTAGCCATGCCAATTCGCTGGGAAGAAGACGTAGCCCCCGACAGCTCCTTACAGGCAGTTGGTGATGTGGCTTTTGTTGGCCTGGATAACCGTCAGCAGCCCGAGCAGCTGCCTGAGGGTTATGTGCAGGTCAGCCAGAACATGCGACTGAACCAGCTTCAGGCTGTGGTGCGCAAGGGCATGGAGAAGCAGACAAACTCCATCTCGTTTGCAAACAATCCCCTGACGCTGCCGTTCGTTTTGTCCTCCACCGCCACCCTGAATCCCTCGTTCACGGATGGCATCTTTTACTCCCAGATTTACGCCGACACCACGACCAACACGGAGTGGATTATGGTGGCGACGGGTACGAAGACCTACATGTACTCGCCGGGGGAGACAGTTACCATTCAGCAGTACCCCACCAACGAGACCATCACCTCGTCAGACAAGGTGGACATGTTCCAGGCCGGCGGCTCGATGTACATGCTGCGCGGGCTGGCTTTGCCTAGCGCAGCGGTCTCAAGCCTTACCTCGTCGTCCTCGACGGCCACGCTTACGACCACGATTGCCCACGGCCTGTCGTCCAACATGTACGTCAAGGTGGCGGGGGCGGATCAGACCGAGTACAACGGCATTTATCAGGTCACGGTAACGGGCGGCTCGACTTTCACCTACGCCATCACGGGTTCGCCGGCATCCCCGGCCACCGGCACAATCACCTACCAGCACATCAAGGTTCCCCTGCGCTGGGATGGAGACCAATCGGTGAATTGGGTGGTGAACGACTACGGCACCATCAGCTCCCCGAACATCTACCTGCCATCCTCTGACTTTGGCATGGTGCAGTCAGACCGGGCGTTTGTTCAGTACGCCCGCAACACGGCCATCGTATCCTACGTCAACAACGTCAACCAGTTCGATACGGTCTTTGGCCAGTTCAACTTCGCGTTGGGCCAGGCGGACTACCTCATCGGCTTCCACCCCTATCAGCAGGCGCAGACGCTCGTGTTTAACCGGCACAGCATCTACCTGATGAACAACACGAACGGTGATGTGGCCAACATTACCACGCAGGAGATTACGCGCCAGAACGGCTGCGTTTCGCGGCGTTCCATCGCTACCTGCGGAGCCAGCGTGCTGTTCCTGTCGGATCGGGGCGTGTTCATGCTCCAGCCGGGCTTGGAACTGCTGTTGCGCGGGGCTTCCGAGCCGCTTTCGGCCCCCATCGACCCCACCATCCGGTCCATCAACATGACCTACGCCAATGGGGCGTGCGCGGCCTACTGCAATAATCGGTACTACTTGGCGGTGCCTACGGACAGCAACACCCGCAACAACGTCATCTTGGTGTACAACTTCATCAACAAGGCGTGGGAGTCCATCGACACGTTGCCGAACGGGTTCTACTGCGACTTCATGAACACGACGCTGCTGAACAACCAGCAGACCTTGTTCCTCATCAGCAAGGAGGGTGGCATCTACGCCTACGAACAGCTTGAGTATGATGAGTTTGCGGCGGCGGACCAGAATCCGGTGGACTTCGTGATTGATGGCAAACTGCGCACCCGGCGGTACATCATGAACACCCCCGCCCTGAAGCGGTACAACTCCGTCACCACGACTTTCAACTACAACGCCGACAACGCTTGGACGGTCTCTGCCATCACGATAAACCCAGACAAAACCAAGAGCCTGCCCAGCACCTACTCCTCCACGCAAACGAGTTCTACGGTCCCAAGAATCGTTGCATTAAGGGGTTATGGTCTTGAAGTAGAATACAACAACACTAACACCACGGGCGGCATCAGCAACATAACCGTCACCGGATTCGTGCAGGACCGCAAATACACCACAACCCGCTAATCTTATGGCACTCGCACTCAACGCAGGCTTTACCGCCGTTAATGGCGACACCGTTGACGCCACCTACCTCAACAACTTCGTCAACACCGGCAACGTCACCCTTGCCACGGATAAGCTGATTGGCCGATCCTCGTCCGGTTCTGGCGCCTGGGAGGAGATTCCCTGCACCTCGGCTGGGCGGTCGCTCCTGTCTGCCTCGACGGCTTCCGCGCAGCTTACCGCCCTTGGCATTGGTTCCTCGGGCACCCTGTCCGGCCTGACGCTGGTTAGCGCCACCCGCTACGAGACCGTAATCTCGGCCATCACTTACGCCTCCACGGTCACTCTGGATTTCAGCACGAACAACTTCCAGACCATCACGCTTACTGGCGATATTACCTTCAATACCAGCAACTTAGCGTCTGGCCGGGCAAAGCAGCTCATCATCTCCCCCGGAGCCTCGGCCCGCAACATCACCTTCCCGTCATGGGTGTGGCTGGGCACGGGTGCCCCCACCTCGCTTGCTGCCAGCAAATCCGCCCTTCTGACGCTTATCTCGACCAGCACGACTGACGGGGCTGTTTACGCCACCTGGACCGTCCAGCAGTAATGTTTTTCACGATCCGCAGTCTCGGCACCTCGGCCAACGTCCCCAAGCTGGTGGCATCCGTCAGCGGGGGAACGGCTACGGCTGTGGGTATTGGTAATGGGCCGTTTACGACCAACAGCATTGTTGCTTCCGCTGTGGGCGGGGTCTCGCCATACAGCTTTGCCTGGTCGTCAAGTGCGGGAGCCACGTTGACCATCTCCTCGTCAACGGCAAGCACGGTGAGTTGGTCGGCCTCGGGCACGGCACCCGCAAGTTCCTCTGCCACTTGGGCTTGCGTGGTTACGGACAGTTCTGGTGTATCCGCCGCCACCTCCAATGTCTCGGTCAACATTGCGTTCAACGTAAGCTCGATTGCCGCCTCCCTGTCCACCAACAGCGTAAGCTATTCGCGAACCGGAGATGGCGTCCTGACCACGGATGCGGTGACGGTCACGGCCTCCAATGGCACGGCACCCTACACCTACTCGTGGACTAAGGTGAGCGGCACGACCCTTACCCTGTCCAACGCCAGCGGAGACTCCACCACGTTTTCGTACACCGGCACGGTGGGCGATACCATCACGGCGGTCTATCAGTGCGTGGTGACGGACGCCCTAAGCGACACCATCAACGCCGGATCGGTGAGCATTACCTTGGCCTACAATGCGCAGCCGCTTGGGGTGAGCATCTCGCCCACCTCGGTCTTGGCCACCGCGTATGAGACTGGCACCCCCGTTACCTCCGAGTTCTGCGTGGCTACCGTCACGGGGGGCACGGCGCCCTACACCTACCAGTGGTCGTATGTCAGCGGCGACAACGGAGTTTACGCTGTCAGCCCGACCGGAGCCTCCACTTTGTTCTCGCGCTATGGCTCCCCGATAAATCTTTATGATGCCTACTGGAAGGTTACGGTTACTGACTCAAACAGCCAAGTAGCAACATCTTCCAGCGTTTACGTCGAAATCAACTTTGAAGCTTAATTCCATGAAACCAGAACAAGCCCTACAAGCCCTACACGAAGCAACGCAGCCCGCAGTCGCCGGTCGTCTTACCCGCGCCGACTACGTTTTAATCG